AGGGTAAGCCTTATAAAACTTCTTTGTCCACGTGGACGTTTTGGTCTTCATGCCAATGTCAGTCTTGAATGGCGCGTAGGTCTTCTTTTCAATCTTCTTGAAACGGGTCACAACATCCTCCTTGGTCTTTAACCCACGGAAGTACTTGAGGGGTGCGGAACTCTTCATGTCCTTTAATACTTTGGTGATCTCCTTATCGGATAACATCCCTACTATACGTTGCGATTTTATCCAGCAAATGTTTTACTTCTTAGTTGTTAGTAACTCGTGATGAGTGAGTGTGGCGCTCCGACCCGTGAAGGAACACCCTGTCGGAGGAAAAGGGCACCAGAAAAAAATCATTGTTCGTGGCACATAGACGCACAAGAGTGTGCTATATGTCTAAATAGTATAATAGCACGCAGCGTACGAAACACGAGAACACTTCCCTGTAATCACAGATTCCATACATCATGCATCAATAGATGGAAAAGACAAGGAAACTACACCTGTCCAGTGTGTCGCCAGGATTTTGATATTCCAGAGTACAACATCACGGTCATCATAGAGGCGCGAAGGACTAGGGAAAGGATGGTCACGACTAATCTTAGAAGCAGTCAGACGGTTGGACAAAGTATATCCGAACTATTTGACTTCCCCAGAGACATTGATATTGAATATATTACTGAGATTACAGCAGAGGCAGAAAATATGGAAGGTATTGAAATTGTTTTGCGCGAGGATCTTGGAATTGACATTAATGAAATAAATATGAATGTAAATAATAGTAATGGGTCCGAAACTTCTCCCTAGATCCGGCTACGAGCCCAAATACAGAGGTGAGGAGTGGTCCAGGAACGCTATGGTTCAAGCCACACACAATTGTTATTCTTACTTTCTGGACGACCTTCGTGTGCATCCCCGTGCCGGCAAGCCACAACCGGGTCTGTATGCCATGGGTCCTGGATATAATAATACAGTTTCGTGCGAATCTGTGAAGAAACGTGTATTAAAAGACAATCCAATGCACGTAATCACATGGTCACTCGAAAAAGCAAAGGATAAATGTCCCAAAGGACATTATAAGGGATTTCTGACGGTAAATAGTTCGGGTCAGGACTATCACTTCTACCGTCAAGATTCCGACGGAACCTGGTCGCACAAACCTGGTGGAACCGCTGTGTCAAGAACAGATGCCAGTAGGAAGCGCATCTACAATCCCGTCAATGCTGATCGCATGTATGGAAAGAGAGGCGGAATCGACTATGACAAGCCATGTACATTTTTCTGTGTAAGGAAGACACTCAATACTGTGAGTTCAGGTAACTTTATCACTCCAAGATCCGTACTCAAGAATCCAAGAAAAAACCTCAACAAGTAATAGTATGATTAACTTGACTCCATTAAATGGCGTTGATCAGGACCCCATCCCGTCTTCGGACGTGCGAACGAGTATGATCACTTCCATGCACAAGACCACGACTCCCTTGAACGCTGCCTTCTTTCAGCAGGCCAACTTGGAACGCATCCAGGCGATGCTCCGGAGGCAGTTCAGGAACGAGACTGGTCTTTCCATTGATCGTCAGAATCCCCGCGATGTGATGACCTTCATGCGCTACGTCTACATCAACAACGCGATGAATCCTTATGGCGATGTCGCAAGTCAAATTTCACGCATGAACCAACAAGTCGTTGACAAGATGCTTCCACAAGTTCGCGACGGTGTGTCATCTTACATTCTCTACGTTCGTGACGCGTCTACTAATTATGTACCAAACACTCTTCCCGTAAACACGAGCTTGGCGGGGGATAGTCTTCCCATCAACAACCGAATTGGTTTGGGAGGTCCTTATTAAATATTTGTCACCAAAGACTACTTAGTATGATCATAGGATGGAAAAGACATTTCCTAACACAAGTTTCTCAAGAAAGACCTTGTATAATCGTTCTTGATGAACTCCCAGAAAAGAAAGAGATACAGAAACGTCATTCCCACAAAGTATGCAAGGCAGTGTGTCTTAATGGTAAACCATGTTCACATAAACCACAGACCGGTTTCGAGTTCTGCAAAAGACATTTAAAGATTTACGACCCATAAAGATAAATATGTTTTTGGACATACAACTCGGTGACGGTGTCATTCTCGCAGAATTGATCCAGGAAAAAGAAAATACAGTGTTAGTTTCTTGTCTAGAAGAAACGGATAACGAAGGTCATTACTCATTTAGAAGTCCCGTATGGATTAGCAAGGAACATATAGTACGTCTTTATTCTATATTTAGGGACATTGATAGATTAGGATATGAAGAGGTAGGCGATAACCTTTACATATCAGTTGATGCTTCAGATAAAGATTTTGTCCCATCATCTTCTGATGATGAAGATGAAGAAGAAGACGACGACGATGTATCACTTTGCTCTGATGATTCTTTAAACTAACTGGCCTACGTTGTTATGGTATTACAAAAAGTGGTTGTAGGTGCACGAGAAAAGGCAGTTGCAACTCGAACATTTTGGGATTCCCTGTTGTGTTTTGTCGCTCACATAACAATATGCCTCATATCAAGTTTTTCATGCCGTGGTTAATAAGAGGTTACGTTCATGTTCATTATGATCGTGATGTATTTATATGGCATAGGATAAAAATGTTCGTTCGCATAATGTTTCTTGATCTCCAACCAGCCATAACAAACGTAGGCGATGTCGTAAAAACATTTTTTGATAGAATAAGATTTCCCAAAAGGAAAAAGAAGATGTGTGTGGTATGCTACGAAAACAAGAGACCTGTGAAGATAAATTGCAAGCACAACGTCTGTGTCTCTTGTTTGAATAACATCGTGTATCTAAATAGTAACTACGCATTCAAGTGTCCGATGTGTTTCGTGAATATACTTTAATTAAATACATCATACTAGTAATTTATAAAATGTTCTATACCAGACTTTGGACGAACCAAACTTTTCACTTTGTCTTTCACACCACCGAGGTCCCACACATGGACTGGGTGGCATTCAAAGAAGACGTGAGAAGCTGCTTCAATAAGGAGCAGTTTAATTTCCTGTTTGATTTTTCAGATGTCAAAGTCGTTCAGGTTGCTACCATTCCCCGACTGATATGGGAATTTAGTTCGCTGATGCGCGAGTTGAAACCGAAGACCGAAAAGCAGGTCATTCGTTCGGCGATCGTGACCAACCCGACGTTCTTCACGTTCAAGTTCATCGAGAGCATCATATGGATGTACAGGAACGTGAGACCCATCAGCGTCGTCAGGACGTTGCCAGAAGCATATGATTTTCTCGGGTAATACTAATATGGATCTTCGCACGGACTCCGAAGTTCACTATCTCTATATCGAAGGATCATCAAATAAATTCACGAGACAATTTCAAGAAGTTTATCGAAATGTCTACCAAGTGGATTTGGTCTACGCTGAATCAAATGTACTTACAGCTGGAAAATCTACAGTGTTTGACATTGAAGAGCTTCGTTCTCCTTTCACGGACAGCGCTGTGACGGCAGGTGCAGATGGTTCAAGTATTCGCGGTTACTTTGCCACTATCCCTCCGAATGGTGTGTCAGCAGGTTCGATTAGGTATTTCCAGGAAAACGCAGATTTTAAATACAGCATCCAGTACAAGAATCCAGTGAGTTTTGATAAGTTCACTATTCGTGTAATGGATAGCGCCGGAACGTTGGGTATCAGCAATGACGCCCATAAACTTCTGTTGCGGGTCCACGTGGGGAATCCCAATATACGTCCTCAGATGCCAGTGGACTGGCGGGACGAAAATAAACAAATCTTCGAGCCTAGTTCCCTAGGTCTGCTTGGGAATTAAAACGATAGGACGTGGCTTTGCGGCCTTTTGACGAAGGTTTAGAGCTATATCATCCTTAACAAATTTACTCGTGATCTTGAGCATGAACGAATTTTCGTTTAATCCCTGAAAATTGATAAGCGAACCATCAGACTTCCTCCATCTCACAGAGACTCTTGACAACTGTGAAATAGGAGGGTAAAAATCGACACCATAAATGTAGTCATTTGTTTCAGAAAAATGCTTGATGCCGCCGGAACTTACATCCATGACGATGGGACCGAAATTATACTGTGAAGCAGACGTGCTAAAAGAGTTTGTCTCAATCTTTTGCGCCTGTTGCATACGACCATTATTTAACTCATTGATATCCAGATAGACGTAGTTATCTGCTGTGATATTCACCAACTGGTCGGATTTCAAGAATGTCGTGTTCTGATACCGGTCGTTATTGGCATAGAGATTAAATGTTGTGGGAGGGGTATCGTTTGCCACAGAGGCCGATGGACCTGCCGTAGTGCTTGTGAAACCCATCAGAGTCGCCAATGTTGACGACAGCGTCAACGTAAAATTACCGTTGGGATCGGTGGTCGGTCGTGAGAATAAAAATTTTCCTTCATTTGTCAAGTAAGTCACAGATACGTTGGTGACGGGTTCGATGGCATTCTGAACCTCAGATGCCAATCCACCGGCAGAATAAAATCCATTCGGTAATGAAAATGTACTCCCATCCAGACCAATTGCATTCGCTCCATCCGGAAGATTTTGAATGACATTCGGTACAGATGCCTGTATCAATTCTACCCGTGTGACATCGCGGATAGGGTTTGTCATGTGCATGGTGTACAAATTACCCGAAGGATATAAATTAGCATCCCTGAGATTTGAGTTTACCACGAGATAATGTGTTTCCATTGTTAATATTCAATATTTTTTATTTCACACTCATATTTCGCATCAGGATCGTCAAAGTCTGGCAGCATAGCTTCATTTTTCTGAATAATTTGATCTCTTTTAATAAGATCCTTTAGTACTTGCAATTTCTCGTCATCAAAAATGTATTTCCATCCGAGAGGAAGAATATTGTCACCAGGCAAAAGACTCAAAATATAATTTACAAAATAGATTATCCAAGTATAAATCATAAAGGTATTTAAAGGTTCATTGAGCTTTAACCATAAATAATCCAAAAATGCACCAAAAAACGGAACAGAATCGTTACTTGTGGGTTTCAGTGACTCTATACCAATTGACGTACAAATACCCACTAACAATCCAATATATATGGACTGGTTAAATAACCATTTTTCTTTTGTCTTATTGTAGGAACTAATGATTAATACACTCATAGAAACAATTACAGAAACAAACATACTTAAACCTGGATTCTTGCCTAAAGCTAAAGCTGGAATTATGGAAAACAATAAAGTAATGACACCCACAGATATTGGTATATCGTAAAGAGTTGAAAGGTAATTTATAAAGGAAACCATGGATAGCACAAAAATAGGACTGGTAAAGTTAAATCCTCCTTTAAAATCTTTGAATGTAATTGCGGCTCCACAAGTTATACCAATAATTAAACTTAAAAGAAAAGTAAACCTTTCGTTCATGTCGGCATTGTAATTTTTCATGAATCCGTAAAATACTAACGTTGAAATTACGGAAACCACGGGACCAATTCCACTGTCAATAGCTCCAAGTGGAAAAGAAAGTGCCAACGCGATGAAAATAATGTCGCGCCATCGCATCCATTTATCTATTATAAATGCAGAATATTCATTATTTAGTTTCCAAAAACGAAGAATTTCACCATAGTATATAATTGAAATTATACAAAGCAAAACCACGATAATTTTCGATGGTATAAAACTGGAAAGA